TGCCACCTGTCCCGCCTGATCCCCCGATCAAGCCGAAGGACACCAAAGAGCCGGAGCGTGTAGAGCGTCGTGCGCGTAAAAAGCGCGGCCTGCGAGCTGCCAATGTAACCGGCGGCATGGGTCTGACCGACGCAGCAACCACGACAAAGAAAACTCTCTTAGGACAGTAGTATGGATGATCCGCGCGCTGCCGCGCTCATGAAGCGATACCAGACGCTGCAGACCAATCGCAGCCACTGGGAATCGCACTGGCAGGAGCTGGGCGATTATATATGCCCACGTAAGGCAGACATCACAAAGAAGAGGACCGGAGGCGATAAACGCACCGAGCTGATCTTCGACGGCACGGCGATCCACGCCGCCGAGCTGATGTCTGCCTCCCTGCACGGTATGCTCACCAATGCGGCCACGCCGTGGTTTGATCTCCGTTATGAGGTGGATGAGCTCAACGGTGACGACGAAGCAAAAGAGTGGCTCGAGGGTGCGACCGATGTGATGTATCAAAACCTCGCGCGGTCTAACTTCCAAGAGCAGATCCATGAGCTGTACTCTGATCTGGTGACCTTTGGCACGGCGGTTATCTTTATTGAGAATGATAACAACGATGGTTTCCGGTTTAGCACCAGACATATCGCAGAGTGCTATGTCAGCGAAAACGAACAAGGGCGCGTCGATACGGTTTACCGTAAATATAAGACAACGGCGCGCGCTGCAGTGCGGCAGTTCGGCGAGGCCAAGGTTACACAGCGTATTGCAAAACTTAACACAGATGATCCTTACGCCGAGATCGAGCTGCTGCACATTGTCATGCCCCGTGAAGATCGGGACCAACGCAAGAAGAACGCGATCAACAAGCCGTTCGCATCCATATATTTAGACCCTGCCGAGAAACAAATTATCGGTGAGAGCGGTTACGATGAGTTCCCTTACTGCGTGCCGCGTTTCTTAAAAGCGAGCTTCGAGATCGGCTATGGTCGATCGCCGGCAATGACGGCGCTGCCTGACACCAAGATGGTCAACAAGATGTCCGAGGTGGTAATCCGCGCGTCGCAACTGCAGATCCACCCGCCGCTGATGGTGCCGGACGACGGCTTTATGTTGCCGGTCAGAACGACACCCGGCGGTCTTAATTTTTATCGATCGGGTACACGCGATCGCATTGAGCCTCTCAACATCGGTGCAAACAACCCGATTGGCGAGGCACAGCTCGAGCAGCGTCGGCAAGCCATACGCGCAGCGTTCTATGTCGATCAGCTCATACTGGGCCAAGGTCCACAGATGACAGCGACCGAAGTCATACAGCGCACTGAAGAAAAGATGCGGCTGCTGGGTCCGGTGCTAGGACGCCTGCAGGCCGAGCTGCTGCAGCCACTGATTGGCAGGTGCTTTGCAATCCTCACACGACAGAAGAAGTTTGCGCCGGCGCCCGACATGCTGCGCGACGGCAACATCGATATCGAATACGTCTCACCACTGGCGAAGGCGCAACGTACCGGCGACGTGCAGGGCATCATGCAGATGATCGAGTTCCTCATGCCGCTGATGCAGTTGGATCAGGGCGTAGCTGATTACCTCGATACGGACGGCATGGCCAAGCACATTATTAAGGTCACCGGCACGCCGGCGGCTGTGGTACGCGGCGATGGTGAAGTGGCCGGCATCCGCGAGAACCGTGCAGTCGCAATGCAACAGCAAGCGGAGATGGATGCGGCATCTCAGATGGCGCAGGCCGCTGGCGAAGCAGCGCCGGCCCTACGCGCAGTTGATGAGACTGAGCTGGGTGCTGAGATTGTGGGCGATGCTGCATGACCCCAAAGGAACTGAAGCAGCTCTATAAAACAGTATTTACATCTGAAGACGGTGAAAAGGTGCTCGAGGACTTAGATGCACGTTTTGGTCTTTGGAAATCGAGCTTCACGCCAAACTCAGATGAGACGGCGTTTAGGGAAGGGCAGCGCGATGTCGTGCTGTTTTTGCACAATATTATGAAGGATCAACAACCAAAGGAGTAATTACATATGTCTGACGAACAGGTAGCGGAAGCTCCGGCAGAGGCCGGGGAGGCACCGTCTGGAAGTGAAGACTGGCTGGCATCACTGCCACCGGAACTTGCAAGCGACCCATCACTGCAGCACATCGGCAGTGTCGAGGGTATGGCAAAGTCTTATATCAACGCACAGAAGATGGTCGGAGCTGAGAAGCTGGCGATCCCCGGAAACTGGGCGACCGATGAAGACTGGGATCTAGTTTACAATAAACTAGGCCGACCGGCAGAGGCTGGCGATTATGACCTTGGTGAAATGCAAGGCGAGATGGCAGACTGGTTCCGCGATGCCGCGCATCAATCTGGACTGTCTGATCGACAGGCAGCGCAGCTCGCAGCGGCCTATGATGAGTTTGCCGGCAATGCAACGGTGATGTCCGAAGAAGCGATGGAAACGCACCGCGAAAATATTGAGGCAGAATTAAGGCAAGAATTTGGCGGGGAATTTGATGACAAAATGTCTCGCGCTAATGAGCTCTTAAAAGAATTTGACGCGCCTGACCTGACAGAGATCCAACTGGCAGACGGTAGCCTGCTGGGTGACAACCCAGACCTGGTGCGCCTTATGGTCAGCATCTCTGATTATGTCGCAGATCAAATTAGTGAAGATGGACTGGCAGGCAGAGACAGCCGGCCCGGCCTTACTGATGAAGACCTGCAATCGCGACTGTCAGAGATGACCGCAAAGAACTCTCCCTACTGGGAAAAGATGCACCCTGATCACGAACGTATCGTTGGTGAGGTGCTTCGCATTAGGGAGCAGATACATGGATGATAAAGAGTTAAGACTGGAATGCCTGCGCTTGGCTGTCCAATTTGGCAGCGCGCGCAGTGTGAATGATCCCGTAGATCTCGCAGAGAAATATGTGGATTTCGTCAAAACCGTGGATAAGCCTAAGTCGGCCCCACGGCGCAAGCCTGTGAGTAAGGCGGCGTAGTCGGCCTAAACGACAGTGAGCCGGTCAATAGACCGATAACCCACGCAATCATTCTAACCACAACTGTAGGAGTATTGGGATATGAGTACCCAAGTGACTACGGCGTTCGTGAACCAGTTTTCATCGAACGTCTCAATGCTCTCGCAGCAGATGGGAAGTCTGTTGCGAGGAACCGTTGACGTCGAAAGCGTCACCGGCGAAAAGGCTTTCTTCGATCAAGTCGGGGAAGCCGCCGCAGTTGCGCGCGCATCGAGGCACTCTGATACACCCCTCGTTGAGACACCGCACTCGCGGAGAATGGTCAGCCTGACCACATACGAATGGGCCGACCTCAATGGGGTCGTAACTGGGTGAACTGCTGGAAAGCTAAGTCCGCAAGGATATGCCAATCAGCAGCCAAGCTCGAAAGAGAAGGTTCAGAGACTATCCGCAAGGAGTACACCGCAAGCGCGGTGGAAGCGCCCAGCCCTCACAAAGGGAAGATATAGTCCGATCCTGCGGGAAACCGTAGGCAGCGAAAGCGGGTTAGAGTTAGCGCCTCTAACTGAACATATACATTGATGATGCTGACAAAGTTCGGATGTTGGTTGATCCGACATCGAGCTACGCTCGCGCAGCCGCTGCTGCAATCGGGCGTGCAATGGACGACGTCATCATCGACGCCCTTGGTGGAACTGCGAAGACTGGCAAAGATGGTACAACGTCCACGACGTTCCCGTCTGGTCAGAAAATCGCACACGCCTCCGGCGGATTGACGATCGCAAAGCTGGTATCAGCAAAGAAGCTGCTCGATGCCCAGTCGGTTGATCCGTCAATCAAGCGATACATTGTTGTATCACCTGAGCAGATCGAAGACCTGCTCAACAACACCACCGTCACTTCCAGTGATTTCAATACCGTGAAAGCACTGGTTCAAGGTGACATTAACACGTTCGTTGGTTTCGAGTTCATCGTATCCAACCGTCTCAAGGACGACGGCACTTCTCGCCTTTGCTATGCATGGGCTCAGGATGGCGTCAAGCTGGCGGTCGGTAAAGATGTGATGGCTCGCATCGATGAGCGCAGCGACAAGTCTTATTCCACTCAAGTTTACTATTGCGCCACTTTTGGTAGCACTAGGATGGAAGAAGACAAGGTCGTTGAAATAGCTTGCAACGAGTAGAGAGGAGGATTGAAAAATGGCTAACGTAAATCAGACTCTCGCCAGCAACTTTGTTGCTGATCCACCCGTGTTCTCACCGGTTCATCAACTGCATGGCTCAATGCGTATCGCTTGCGGTACGATTGCGCTTGCTGCTGGTGATCTATCGGCGAGTGACACCGTGATGCTCGCGCCCATTCCAACGAATGCGGCGATTGTGAGCATCGTGCTTTACAACGACGATCTCGATAGCGGCACCACAAACACTTGTGATGTGGGACTGTTTACCTCAGACGGCAACGTAACTGCCAAGGACGACGATTGCTACGCAAGTGCAATCACTGACCTTCGTGCAGCCGTTGGCGGTGCAGGGACCGAGGTTGCGTTTGAAGCACGCAACATCAACCTGATGGGTCAAAAGGTATTTGAGGACGCTGGCGACAGCTCCGACCCAAATACCCATTACTTTGTTGGTTTGACGTTCGACGCTGCTGGCGACACCGCCGGCGATCTGTCGTTCAAGATTACCTACATCGTTGACTAATTGATTGGGGGGCTTCGGCCCCCCTTTCTTTTTTAAGGAATTAAAATGGCATCGAACGTCGATATCTGTAACAGCGCGCTCAACATGATTGGGGGCAGCAACATCATCTCGCTCACTGAAGACAGTCGCGCTGCGCGTGTCTGCAACCAGCGATATGAGTTTGTTCGTGATGCCGTGTTCCGCGCTCACCCGTGGAACTGCTTAATAACACGCACAAGTCTGGCCGCTGATAGTGATACGCCAGCATTCGAGTTTGACTACCAGCACACCTTGCCTGCCGATTGCTTGCGCGTCTTACGACCGCAAGATCCTGACACGGTGTTTAAGGTCGAAGGCCGGAAAATTATTTCATCAACAACGCCATTCCCTATGATTTATATCTCGCGTGTGATCGACCCCAACCAGTATGACCTGTTGCTTATTGAGTCGATCGCCGCACGCTTGGCTGCAGACATATCCTATGCGCTGGTGAATAGCGCCAGTTTGTCACAGATGCTGATGGCTACATATGAAAGCAAGCTGTCAGAGGCGCGGTTCGTAGATGCAACCGAAGGCACGCCGGACAACGCGGTCAATATCGATCGCGCGTCGTACAGCGAAAGCGACATCTTTATTGCATCGAGGTTATAGTGCCTAAAGTCAGCACAGCTTTTTCTAACTTCACCGCCGGTGAGATTACGCCCAAGCTGCACGGGCGCACTGACATCTCAAAGTATGACAACGGCGCGGAGACTGTAGAGAACTTCTTGGTGCAACCGCACGGCGGTCTCATGCGCCGGCCCGGCACACGTTTTGTGTCAGAGGTAAAGAACAGCTCTAACGCTGTGCGTCTGGTGCCGTTCGAGTTCAACGTGGATCAGGCTTACGTGCTTGAGTTTGGGCCGACCTATTTCCGCATCTATAAAGATGGTGGACAGGTTACGTCTGGGGGGTCAGTTGTAGAGGTCACGACCGTATACACCGCGTCTGATCTGGATGGGCTCAAGTTCGCACAAGCTGCAGACGTGATGTATATCGTCTCGCCCAATCATCCCATATATAAGATCACCCGCACCAGTCATACGGCTTGGACGTTTACCGAGGTGACAACATCTCGCGGCCCGTTCTTAGATCAGAACGCAACCACCACGACGCTGACACCTGATAGCCGTGACGGTACTATTCGGCTCACTGCTAGTAGCAGTTTGTTTAGTGCCGACGATGTGGGCCGGCTGGTTAAGATTGCGGACGGTTTTATAAAACTTACGGCGTTTACATCTGCGACGGTGGTCGATGGCACAGCTCAGGAGCTTGAGGACGGTCGATCGGAGATCCTGCCGTCCTACGTTGCGGCGACAATATCGTTCCACGAGGGTGACCCAGACTCCACCGGTCTGGAGCACAACGACCGCATCGAAGACTCCGCAGCGGGCTTTATTGATCAAGGGTTTAAGGTTGGACAGACGATAATCATAAGCGGCACGTCATCAAACAATACGACTGACGGGCATCTAATCGTGGACGTGACAGACAGCGTGCTGACCTTGGCACCCGGCGCTGATCTGGCTAACGAGAGCGCGAGCTCTGGTTTTACGATCCAGGGCAAGCTTGAGGCGACAGACAAATGGTCGCTGGGTGCGTTTAGTAAGACGACCGGCTTTCCCCGTGCAGTTGCGTTCTATGAGCAACGCCTAGTCTTTGCCGGCACATCTGAGCAGCCACAGACGCTGTTCTTCTCGCAAGGCGGTGACTTCGAGAACTTTGAGAGTGGCACTGAGGCCGATGACGGCATGGTGTACACGATCGGATCGAACCAAGTAAACATTTTGAGGTTTCTGGCAAGTACTAGAAACCTGATTTGTGGAACATCTGGAGGCGAGTTTGTGGTCCGCGCCGGCGGCACTGACGAGGCAATCACGCCGACGAATATTCAGATCAAGCAGCAGACCTCGCACGGTGCGTCTGATCATATGCCGGTGCAGGCCGGCAACGCCATTCTATTCGTGCAACGTGCGAAACGTAAAGTGCTCGAGCTGCAATTTAATTTTGACGTGGATGGCTACATCGCACCCGACGTGGCGCTCATCAGCGAGCACATTACTGAGAACGGCCTAGAAGAGCTGGCGTATCAGCAAGAGCCCGATAGCATTCTATGGACGCGACGCGGTGACGGTCAGCTCGCCTGCATGACATACAAACGTGAGGAACAGGTTATTGGTTGGTCGCGGCAGATTATTGGTGGCGCGTTTGGCACGGGTGATGCGGTGGTTGAGAGGATCACAACGATCCCCGGCGACTTGGATGAGGATCAGGTCTGGCTTGTCGTCAAGCGCACTATCAATGGTGCGACAAAACGATATGTCGAGTTTATCAAAGACTTTGACTTTGGCACTGACGTAAACAACGCAATCTTTGTGGACAGTTCGTTGACCTTCACGGGTGCAACTAGCACGCTCGCTGGTGACGAGGCCGCGGATCAGACGACAATCACGCTCGCAGACGCCTCATCCTTTCCGAGCGCGGGTGCTATAAAAATAAGCAATGAGGTCATTACATATACAGGCAAGAGCACAAACGATCTCACGGGCTGCACACGCGGCGTTGTCGGTGCTGCGGCGGCTCACAGCTCAGGCGCAACGGTAACCCAAGCGACGCTATCCCTTACGGGTTTAGATCATTTGGAAGGCCAGACGGTCAGTATCTTGGGCGATGGTTCTGTGCATCCAAACAAAACGGTGTCCTCTGGTGCCGTCACCCTAGAGCGGTACGTCACCAAGGCGCACGCAGGGCTGTCGTATAACTCCACACTAACGACGCTGCGCGTAGACTCGGGCAGTGCGATGGGAACGTCGCAGGGTAAGATCAAACGCATTAATGAGCTGACAGTGCGGCTGTTCCGATCGGTGGGTCTCAAGGTGGGCCGAGATGCAAACAACCTCGATGTCGTGCCGTTCCGGTCATCCGCGTCATCGATGAACGCGCCGATCGCGTTGTTTACTGGCGACAAAGAGATCGAGCTGAACGGTAACTATGACACCGATGGTCAGCTCACTATCCGGCAAGACCAACCACTGCCCATGAACATCCTCGCAGTATTTGCAACATTGAGCACTTTTGATCAGTGAGGATTATTCCTTTTGAGCTGGCGCATGGCGAGGCGCTGCTCGAAGACGAGCTCAACGACGAACGCAACCGGCCCGCGCCTGAGTTCGGTAACTTCATGCCCACAATGGTGCATGAAGACATGGCGTTCACGGGCATCGATAACGGTTACCTAGTGGCCGCTGCCGGCATCCTACCGATCTGGAAGGGGGTTGGTGAGGCTTGGCTGCTCGGCGCTAATCGACTGGGCAAGCATAAGATCCGCGTCGCCAAAGAGGTGCGGAAAGGTCTGCATCGAATTGCAGAAGAGCAGGGTATGTGGCGCATCCAAGCGGCGATGCGAAGTGACTGGCCGGAGCTCGCACGGTGGGCGCGGTTTTTAAAAATGAAACACGAAGGCACCATGAGAAAATTCGGTGCCAACAAGCTTGATTACGAAAGGTGGGCATGGGTCGATGGGATTTAATCCAATATTTTCAGTCATAGGCTCAGGCCTGTCTTTTGTCGGTCAAATGCAGACCGCGAAGAGCATGAGGGCAGCGGGTCGTGCCGCGCAGCGGACTAGCGAATACAACGCAAGCATTCGCGATCGAAATGCGAGGGTCGCTGATCAAAATGCCGCACTGCGTGAACGTGTGGGTGGTTCTGAGGTCGTTCGATTTCGCAAAAAGTTCGGCAAGCTGCAGGCTCGAGCTGGAACTGCCTATCGCAAGTCAGATGTCATCGCATCGTCCGGCACACCACTGCAGGTGCTTATGGAGAATGCAAACGAGGCAGAGGAGGAGGTGCAAACCATCCGTCTCACAGCGACGACTGAAGCGGGCAGGATGCGCGAGCAAGGTGTCAATCAACGCTTGGCCGGCCAGCTCACGTTACTTGAGGGTCGCCAGCAGCGACTAGCCTACGACATCAAAGCGCGATCAGCACAGATGGACGCATTCACATCGCTCGGCAAAGGCGCATATCAACTGAGCCAGATAATCTGATGAAAGTACCAACTTACGAAGCGCAGTCTGCGCGTCCTCGCCAAGGTTCAGGACAATTTTTGACAGCACAACTTAGTGCATCGGCTATGACAGCGCCGGCCCGAGCGACTGCAGAGGTTGGCCAGCGGAGGGCGGCTAAGGGTGAGCAGTTCAGGAATTTTGCTTTTAAGAAGGCACAGATAGGTGCTGACAACGAAGCGCAACAAGCGTCCGCTGCACTTGATATCGCGTTGCAACAGATGCAGCTCGATCTTTTGCAGAACCCAAATATGGAGAACGCTGACACTCTTTACAAAACGAAAAGCAAGCAACTGATCGACCAGTTCAAGGGCAGGCTCTCAAACAAGCTGGCAAAAAATGCTTTTGGTCAGCGGGCGCTGCGGGTTGAGATAAGGAATCAAACGGCGTTTTCGAAAGCAAACAACGCACGGGTTGTACAACAGAGAACCGTGTTACTAGACGAAGACACTAACAATTACCTAAATTTTGCCACTGATTTAAACAACGGGTTTGAAATTAGATTTGGTGCCGTCAATGAAGCTTTGAACGGTATTTCAGATGCTGCAGGTGATCTCGGGCCGGAAGAAGTAAAAAAGCGCCAAGATAAATTTTTCTACAGTCTCGCTCGCGACAGTTTGATCAAAGCGATTGACGGTGGCGAAGACGCTGAAACGGTCATCAACGAGTTTCGTGATAACAAATCGAGAGACCAGATCGTTGAAATCGCGCGCCAAAATTTACAGCAAGACGATGTCGAGAAAATCACAAAAGAGCTGAACAGCAGGTCTGAACGTCTCCGCACGTTAAGTGAAAGAAAACAAAAGGGGCAGCGCGAAGAGGTCGCGCTGGACTTTGACACGAACCTGAGAAACATGATCGACGATATGAAGGTGAATGCCGATATGACTGATGAAACTGTCTCCCAAAATTTTATGGCAAAAACGGATCAAATGATGACGGATGCCGTGGACGCGCACCAAGGCAGTGCCGAAAGTAAGGCAGAGTTAAGCATCCAACTTAAAAAACTGCGATCGAAGCATTCTATTAATATCGGTGAGCTGCAGGCCACAGCTCGACGGGATAACGCAAAACGTGCGCTCGGGACCGATCTGCGTGCGTTGGTTGCTGACGTCTCCAGAGATCCACAACAGCTCGCCACGTCCCTCGAGACGCTTGATAAGTCAATCAATGAGCGAGCGTCAACATTCCTAAACACCGAAGAAGAAGAAAACGCGCGCCAGGGTGGCCGTGAAGATCTTATCCAATCTGCGTTGGACGGTTACCTTGCACGCGGTCAACTTAACAGTATGCGCGAGCTGTATTACAGCCCCGGCATTCAGGCGGCACTAACGCCAGCCATTCAAGAGGACTACAATAAGCAAATTCGCGAATATGATGCGAAACAAAATAAATTCGTCACAGATTATCGGAATAAACTAGCGTTATACAAAGAAATTACGGGCGTCGATCCAACGGCCAAACAAAAGCTTGGACTCTCTGGTCTTGCAGATGACAAAGATAATTTCAATCAAGCGAAAGGCCTTCGGGGTGAGTTTGAAAAAGCATCGTCCAAGTTCCGAGAGGTCAAAACTGCCTTTAGTAAAGTAAAGGCTGCGATCGAAGCAACGCCGTCTCAGGCAAATGACATCTCTTTGGTGTTTGGATTTATGAAAATGATAGATCCCGGTTCTGTGGTACGGGAAGGCGAGTTTGCTACTGCGCAGAACGCGGCAAACATACCTGAAAGAGTGCGTGCTGAATATAATCGCTTGGTCACCGAAGGTGGCAGATTTACTCCGAAGCAACGTCAAAACTTTTTGAAAGCCGCGCAACGTCAATACGACGGCGAGGTGCCAATTCAAAGAGATATACAAAAACGCTATGGGCAACTTGCTAAGTTGTACGGGATACCAAAAGAGCAGGTATTGTATGATCTGACGACAGAGGCAGGCAGCTTCAATCCTGTGGCCACGACAACAGGCACCTTAACCGATGGCGCCAGCCGCTGCCCCCGCGCCAGCTCAAGCACCGGTGCAGCTCGACGCCAGCGGCGCAGTAATTAAGTAACATGGCTGATCAAGCAATCAACGTCCCTGATGACCTCGAGGACGACGCAACCCCTGCGCCAGCTCAGGCTGACGCCACTGCCATCCCAGAGTCTGAGATGGAAACCGAGCCGGATATTCAACCGACGTCAGAGGCGACAGTTGCTGCGCCGGCACAACCAGCTCGCACAACTTATTCGATCGGGGGCGTTGCTATTTCTTTGCCCAGCGATCTGAGCGATGCAGATAGAGCAAAAGCTGTTAGCACTTTTATCCAGTCCGATGACTTCAAACAGTATCTTGATCAGGATACTGGCGCGCCTGCTTTTGTGCGAGCGCAGGTGGGAGGTGCACCAACGCAAGATCGCCTCGCTAATATCAAACGGTTCTATCCTGACGCCGCTCCTTATGGTGATGACAATTTTGTCTACACAAATCCCGAGACGGGCAAGATGACCCTGTTCAACCCACCCGGTTTTGACTTTGGAGACGTAGCCGGTTTTACCCGTGAAATTTTTGTCGGCGCTGGTGCCACTATGGGCGCAGCAGCAGGGGCCGTCAGCGGATTGGCAACGGGACCGGGCGCTGTGGTAGCAAGTCCAACAATGGCAGCACTTGGAGCTGGCACAGGTGGCGCAGCAGCCGGTGAGCTTTTCGACGCATATAGCCAGACGTTTCTCGGGCGGGTTGATAGCCGGAGTATTTTAGATCGCAGCGTCGGCGCTGGAACTGAGTTTCTAGTGTCTGCCTCTGGTCAACGTGCCGGCGAACTTCTCGAGGCAGGTGTGAAACGTGCGTTCGGCGGCGGCACAAAAAAAGCGGCACAAATTGCTGAAAAATTTAAATCCTTGCGTATTGAACCCCCTGCCAGCGAGGTGTCATCAAGCAATACAGTCACGACCTTATCAAACGTGCTCTCAGGGTCGCCTTTTAGCGGCGACATTGTGCAAAAACGGGCCACGCAAGTGGTAGAAGAAATATCGCGTGCTGCTAAAGACATAGTGGAAAAGATTGCCAAACCCGTTTCTAAAGCTGAGACAGGTTCTGTCATTAGAACAGCAGCAAGCAACGCCGCTGGTCGTTTTAAAACTGAGCAAAACCTCAAATATGAAAAAGCCTTCGATTTAATTGGAGCAGACACGCCAATCTCTATTGATGCGGTACGAGCGTTGCGCGAGCGTTTGGAGGTGCAGCTTCGAGATGCACCGGGCTCTCTTAAAAGATCACTAGGCAAAGCAATTAACACGCTCAAGGTCATCGAGATTGAAGACACGGCAAACTCGACCGTCCCCGGAACGGTAAAATTTAGCGCGTTGCGACAGATACGCACTGACATTGGCAAAGATTTAGACGAACCGTTGCTGGCTGGAAATACAGGGTCACAAAACGCAGCGATGCGTTTGGTTTACGGGGCTTTGACTGAAGACATGAGCTCTGCTGCTAAGTTAGCTGGAAACAAAGCCGCGTTGGCCCTAGCAGATGCAGATTTGTACACAAAGGCGTGGATGGACAGTGCCGGTGTCCTGCTAAACAAAATCGGTAAGTTCGATACTGACGAGCAAGCGTATAATTATGCCGTCTCACGCTTGGGTGATGGAGGTACAAACCTGCAGCGATTACGCGAACAATTTGAGCCAGAAGAATGGGACACGATTGCTGCGAGTGTTCTCGATAAAATGGGTCTGGCAAGACCTGGCGCTCAAGATGCAAGCGGCGAGGTTTTTTCAGCAAACACCTTCCTAACTAATTGGTCGAAAATGTCAGACGAGGCTAAAAACGCTTTGTTTGGTGGCGCTCGATACACTGAAATTCGAGCTGGTTTAGACACGTTGGTTGAGGTCGCGTCCTCACTGCGAGGTGTCGAGAAGTTAGCTAACACGTCAAACACTGGTAGGGTCATGATTACTTATCTTACCCTAACAGGCGCTGCGAGTGGTCTAGCAGAACTAAGCTTAGGGCAAGGAGCTGGCGCATTCTCAGCTTTTCTCGTCGGTGGGATTGGCAGCAGATATGCCGCAAAACTCTTAACAAGTCCCAAGTTCGTCAACTGGCTCACAACGCCTGTGTCCAACCCTAAAAGCATCTACGCTCATTTTGGTCGCCTCAGTGCGATCGCAGCAAAAGATCCCGCACTCAAAGAACCTGTCCAAGAATTTTTGAAGACATTTCGGCCTGCACCGCAACCGCAAGGAGTTGATGAAAAATGACCGTTTCAAGTACCACGACCAAAGTCAGCGCGAGCGGTGATGGCTCGACCGCTGCTTTTAACTACACGTTCAAGATATTTGCAGACAGTGAGATGCAGGTCATCATCCGGTCGTCTACCGGCACAGAGACGACGAAGACGCTGACCACTCACTACACCGTCAGCGGTGC